CCACGGGCGGCTCAGGGACGCCCGAGCCCAAGCCCGAGCCGGCGATGCCTCCGGCCGAGGAGGACGGCTTGCCGCCCGACGACAAGGCCGCTCGAGCCGCGCAGGCCGCCGAGGCCGCGCGTATCGCGGCCGAAGCCGCCAAGAGCGCGCCAGCGAGCCCACCGATAGGCGATGACGAGATTGCCCGGCGTTTGGCCGCGCTCGTCAAGAACGCCAGCCCGGAGGCTCCCAGGCCCCAGGAGCCGCAGCCCCAGGAACCGGCGCTTCCTCCGCTTTTCACCAAGGAGGACGAGGACTTTCTCAAGTCTTACGACACGGAGTACCCCGACATTTCTCGTGCCGAGATGCTCCGTCGTCGCGCGGACTTGGTCCAGGCGACAAGATATATCTTCTCGGAGATCAGCGCGAACTTGCGGCCTCTGGTCGAGCAGGTTCAGATCATGGCCGCGAGAACGCATCTCGGCGATATTCAGCAAGCGGTCCCCGACTATGCCGCGACGCGCGAGGGCGTGCTTCAATGGGTCGACCAGCAGCCGGCTTACCTCAAGGTGGCGTATCAGCATGTGGTCAAGCAGGGCACTCCCGACGAAGTGGCCGACTTGATCCGCAGGTTCAAGGCCGACACGGGGGCGGCTACCCCGCCCGCTCAACAGACCCCGCCTGCTTCGCGGGCTCAGGCGCAGCCTGTTCAGGCTCCCGCGATCGACCCGACTGTTCAGCGCGCCGCCGCCAAGCTTGCGCCCGTGGCGACCAAACGTGCGTCTTCGAGCGCTCAAGGCACAAGCAAAGACGACTTCGATGGAGCGTTTTCGGAGTTTGCAAAGCTTTTGGCGTAGCGTATAGTCTGGATACATGATGCGGTCTAAGCTGCTCCGATCCCCCATACAAGCGGGGGATCGCGTGCCCTAGTTGGATTGCTCGCTTTCTTGAAATCTTGAAAGGAGTAATATCAATGGCAGCGGTGACTACTTATGGTGATATTTCGCCAGCCGTCGCGGCGTATTCGGTTGTCCGCATGCTCAAGCGTGCGATGCCCTACCTGCATTTGGAAAAGTTTGGACAAGTATACCCGCTTCCCACGAACAGCACGCAAACCGCCAAGTTTCGTCGTTACTTCCTCGCGGGCGCGGCCGGCGCGGCCGGTCCCGACAATGGCGGCGGCACCAACGGCGCGGGCACGGCGTTTTACATTCCGGTGGCGACGACGCCTCTGGTCGAAGGCGTGACGCCCAACGGGTCGATCTTGGCCAACCAAGACTACACCGTCACGCTGGCGCAATATGGCGACTTCGTCACGACGACCGACGTGATCGAAGATACTCACACTGATCCCGTGTTGCAGCAGGCGACCGACATTCTCGGCGAGCAGGCGGCGGTTACGGTCGAGACTTTGCGTTACAACGTGCTCAAAGCCGGCACCAATGTCTGGTACGCGAACAACGTTTCGACGCGGGCCAGCATCATTACCCCGATCGCTCTGACCGACCAGCGTCGCGTGACGACGGGCCTCAACCGCCAGAACGCGCGCAAGATCACGCAAGTCATCGCTTCCACCGCAGACTTCAATACGAAGTCGGTCGAAGCCGCGTACATGGCCGTCTGTCATCCTGACCTCGAAAGCGATCTCCGCAATATTCCTGGTTTCGTGACGGTCGCCAACTACGGGCCACACACGACTCCGATGGAAGGCGAGATCGGCTCGCTCGAACAGGTGCGCTATCTCACGTCGACCGTGATGGCTCCGTTCACCGACGCGGGCGGCTCGGCGGCGACGAACAACCTGCGCACGACTTCGGGCACCTACGCGGACATTTACCCCGTCTTGATCTTCGGCCGCGACGCCTACGGCATCGTGCCGCTCAAGGGCAAGAGCGGCATGACGCCAATGGTAGTCAATCCGAAGCCCGCCCCTGGGGACCCGTTGGCTCAGCGGGGAACGGTAGGTTGGAAACTTTGGACAAGTACTGTGATCCTTCAAGACGCTTTTATGGCTCGTTTGGAAGTTGGCGCCTCGAACTAACGGATGAAAAACCTTAACACGTAGACAACCCTTGATATAGGCCGTTCCCCGCAACTGGTGTTTGCACATTGTGCTTATCTTGTGGCTGCAAATGAACTTCATGGGGTCTATATGAGTCCCGGTAAGATTAGGAGTTAACTCATGAGCTTGAATAGCACGGGTATTAGTGCCATCTCTCAGCAGGGTGGCATCTCCAACTTCGCTTCCGGCATTTATACTGGCGACGGCTCGGGTTCGATCCAAGTCAACGCCGGTTTCACTCCCAGATATGTTCAAGTGGTAGACATCACCGACATCACGACCTGGGAGTGGCAGGAATGCTTTCCGACGACCAATACGCTCAAGAGCGTCGCGGCCGGCACGCAAACGATCGACACGGGCTCGCTCATCGTCGCCAACGTCTCGCTTATCACCGTGACTGAAGTCGCTCCCGAAGGCACGCCGGGCCAGCAGGGTCCCGGCGAGGGAACTTTGGGCACTGTGACGATCGAGATCGACAACCCGGCGCTCAACACGCCTCAACTCACTTTTGCGTCTGGCCTCAATACGACTGGCAAAGTTTATTGCTGGCTAGCGCAAGGCTAACCCGCCCCCACGGGTCAACTAGAAGGAGGGAAATCCCTCCTTCATTTTTTATGAGGGTCCCATGCCTGAGGGTTGTGTCCGTATCGAGCGGATCGAAAACGGCTACACCGTTTGCATGGACGATCCCAAAATCCGCAAAGCCAACAAGGGCACAGGTCCATGGAAGGACCCGTCTAAAGAGTATTCTTTCGATACGATCGAGAAAGTCCTGGCGTTTTTGGGTAAGAACTTGGACAAGGCTTTACCCAAGAGCGAATATAGCGACACGTTTGATATGGCTGTAGCTGAAGATAGCGAGGACGACTGATGGCTCAGGTTATTTTAGACACACAGGGAAATCAGCGTCAGGATTATATGCTTGGCGCGATCAACAAGATGTTCTCTGAACTCTATGCGGTCGCCGGCATCACGGGACCGACCGGGCCGACGGGTCCCACCGGGACTTCGCCTACGGGACCCACGGGACCGACGGGACCGACGGGGGCCACGGGACCGACCGGGGCGACGGGAGCTACGGGCGCGACGGGTCCTTGCGGTCCTGGCGGACCCACGGGGCCGACTGGGCCGACAGGCTAAGGGGGAGCGGCGTCATGGCGCAAGAGATCATCGATACGTCGGGAGACGAACAGTCTCGACGGTGGATCGGCAATATCAACCACAATTTCAAAGAACTTTATACAAAATTTTTCGGGACTTACGCGGGGCCGACAGGTCCGACGGGCGCGAGCGCGGCCACCGGCCCCACGGGGCCGACGGGACCTACGGGTGTCGCTCCCACGGGCCCCAGGGGCGCGACGGGCATTACGGGTCCCACGGGCCAGACAGGGCCGACGGGTTTCAAAGGCCCTACGGGGCCGTAAGGAGAAGACGATGGCGAAAGACGTATCTGACATTTTGGGGTCGAATATCGAGGAGGACTTTCACGAAAAGCCAGCGCCCGTGGCTTCGCGTCCCAAGCCCAAAACCGTCAGGATCATTCTGGACGACAATGAGAACATTCCGCCGACCGGACAGTTTTTCGGTCTCAACGGGCAAAGCTTTCTCTTAAAGGCCAACGTCGAGGCCGATGTTCCGATCGGCATTATCGACATCTTGGACAACGCGGTCGAGAGCAAAGCGATCATCGATCCCTTGACGCGGCGCGTGGTGGGTCATACCCAAAAGCGGCGATACTCTTATCAGCGGGTCGCGAGCGCTCGCGAAATGGCGGCGCGGGATCAAGACGCCCAGGACGTTGCTTGATGGAGTGAGTTATGAACTTGCGTGAAATGCTGGAAGAACTCCGCGAGGGCATTCTTCACGACAAGTCAGATCAACTGCCGGGGTCCGATAATTCAGACTATCTTTGGTCGGATCGGACCCTTGTTCGATACATAAACGAAGCCCAACGTAAATTCTGCATAGACGCGCTTATACTTCGTGATGGCACGACCAACGAAGTTACGCGTGTTCAAATGACTCCATATCAAAATGAGTACGATCTTCACCCATCGGTTATTGCTGTTTTGTCAGTCAAGTGCGAGGGTGATCGCGCGGATTTGGCTCGCGCTGGCCATTCTTCTTTCGATACTTACCATATGCCTGACTCTTACTATTTCGATCCGAGCCAGCTATCACAATTACCTCCTGGTAAAGTAGTCGCTTACGATACTGACGAGTGGGTAAACCAAGACGACAACGGATCGTTTGGGGTTATGAACCTTCGTCTTTATCCGAAGCCGTCGCTCAATCATGTTCAGTTGATGAAGCTCAGGGTTATACGCAAACCACTGTATAAGTTTTCAGTCGAAAACTTGGACGCGGTCCCTGAAATTCCAGAAGAACATCATATGGATATTTTGGATTGGGCGGCTTATCTTGCCTTGCGCAAAGTAGATCGCGACGCGGAAGATACGGGTCGAGCCGAGAATTTCAAGGCAAGCTATTTGCAGCACGTCGAAGAAGCCAAAGCCTTGAGCAAGCGTAAGACCTTTACGCCTATGCAGTGGGGCTTTGGACGTAATGGTTTCAGTTACGAAACCAATTAGGAGAGCGCGATGGCGTTTGGCGACCCACCGGACCCGAACCGACCTTTTCAAGAGAGCGGGCTCAGTCAATTTCTGCGCGGCGCGGTCAATACGGGATATCCAATGTTGGATATGTCTCGTGATGTAATGATCGGGAATTACAGAGCGCCGGGGGGCGCGCAAGCCCCGGCTGCGCAGGCTGCCCCAGCTAGTACTGGGTACGTGATACCCGATATGATCGGGGATATGTTGGCGGGTAGGTACAAAACAGCCGCGCCCGCGCAAGCCCCGGCTGCGCAGGCTGCCCCGGCTGCCTCGGCTGCTTCGGTTGCTCCGGCCGCGCCGGCCAAGCCTTTCACGGCCTATGACGCGGGCGCGGCTACGCGCAATGCGCTTCTCCCTCAGGGAGGGGCGGGGCTCGGTCTCGGGATTTCACCTCAAGCCGTCGAGGGCGCGAAGACGATCGGGCGGTTTGCGCTCGGCGCGCTCGGGTTTGCGCCTTCTCCGACGCAAGCCGTGTCGGTCCCTCCCGTAGCGCAGACGCCCGCTGGCCCCGCGCCTGTCACGGATACGTCGCTTCGAGGCATGTCGAACGGCGCTCTCCCAGGAGGCCCTGTCGGAAATGACGGTCTGACAAATTACCAGCGAACGGCGATGTATACGAACCCCGGCACCGTCAAAGGCCCCGACGGGATTACGCTCGGCGTCGCGCCGGCTCGGCCGCAAGCTGCGCAAAGTGGGCAGGTTAGCCCGCAAAGTTTTGATGATTACCTCAAAGATAAATTCATGAATGCAGGCAATCGACAGGCCCAGCAATTTTGGGGTCAGATGTTGCAGCATACTTTTTCGCCGGCATATCAAGCCCAGAAGGAATTTCGTGCAATTGGCGCTAATCATCTTAATAACGCTTTGCAGAGTATTGAAACCAGTCAAGTTCTTAACGATGCTCAAAAAGAGAAAGCCCGCCAAGACGCTCTTACCTATCATTTGAAAACGTTCGTGGAGCCTCTTGGTACTCCTGGCCTTATTCCCTACAGTGGTGGCGGTCAGGGCTTGGTCGATCCGACGGAATATACCGGGGGTTAAATGGCGTCTGTTTCGGATTTTAATGACTCGGATAGTTCGTGGCTGGCGCAGCTACCTAAGATGTCTGCGTCCTCTGCGCCCGTGGTGACCCAAAATTATGGGTCGACGACCAACCCGCTATGGGCCGGCTTTACGTCTGGCGCGCGTGGAGCGCTCGCGGACATTGGCGGTGCGTATCAAGCCGTGGGAGCGCTTACGGGGCTCGATAAGCTCACGCAAGCCGCGAAGGGTTTTTCGGCCCAGCAGCGCGCGCTGCAACAGCAGGACCAAAATCCGAATTACGAGCCGGGCGGGGCCGATCGTTGGTCGCTCGGCGGGATCGGCTACCAGATCGCGCAAGCAGTCCCCTCGATCGGCGGCATGATCGCTGGCGGCGCGTTGGTCCCCGAGGGCGTTGCTCCCGCGTGGCTGGCGCGGGCCGGCGCGAGCGTCCCCAGGTTTCTCGGCGGCGGCTTGGGCTTGGAAGGCGACGCGGCGGTCGCGGCCGGCAAGGGCTTCGCGCAGCGCCTCACGGGCGCGACGGCGACGGGTTATCCGCTCATGGTGGGCGGGAACGTCGACGCGGCGAACCAGTACAACGAGACGCGTGGGCAGGACCAGCTATCGCGTGGACAGGCGGCGGGAGCGCTTGCTCTCGGTCTCCCCGAGGCGGCGATCGGAGGCCTCGGCCCGGCTGGGTTCGGCCAAGGCGTAGCTCGGGCGGCAGGGGAGGCCGCGCCCTCAATCGCAAAGCGCATGCTTATCGGCGCGGCCGAGGGGGCACCTACGCAAGCCGCCGCCGCTGCCGTGCAGACGGGTCTCACCCAGTTCATGGGCGACCCCAGCACACCCATTGCCGATCGTGCGCGGCAAGTCGTCGACAGCGCGGTCTCGGGCGGTCTCTTGGGCGGCGTGTTCGGCGGGACTTTGGGCGCGTTGCATTCGCCGGGGGGCGAGCAAACGCGGGCTATTGCGGGGAAGCCGGCCGCTTCGATCGATAACGACACGCTGGCGCAGACAGTGGACGCCGCGACCGGCAAAACCCCAGGCGCGGCTGAAGCGCCGCCAACGCCCCTAGGGCCAAATGTCGATCCGTCGCAGGTCGCACCTCCCGCGCCGCCTGCGCG